TTTATGGTGGCTCATATATGGTTATGCCTGAAGAATATCAAGAAGCGCTTCAAAAAGTTGATTCTGTGATTGATGATAGAAGAGATGCTTTTGAAGAAATCCTCACTGGTTACTTTAAACGTGAAGGACAAATGGAAGGCGGAGAATATGCCAACTTAGCCGTAGCGATTGAAGATGGTGTTCTTACTTCTTATGAATGGGATCTTGAATCTGACGGAGATTACTATGACTCATACGAGTCTACCGCAAGATATTCTCACTATTACGATCCAGAAGATTTAGGATTAGGTATGGAAGTGCTTATGCAGATTCTTGATTCTCGCGACTTTAAGATTGAGCTGAGAAAACAACTTTTAGATGCGCCAAGAAAAGAGCAGAACACTCAATATTACTTACAAATGAACGCCACAACAGTGGAACACGCTGGAGAGGCTAAATATACCGCTATATTCTCGATTAACGCCGATGAGCCCGATATTATGGCCGGGTTGTTTGTAGAGCTTGTAGAAGGCGAGATGGACGATGAAGACAACCTTAACGTGGTGTTTAACAGAGTGTTGGCTCAGTTTGTTAATTCTCGTCAACCATCACATATGCAAACAAACGAATCGATTGTTAGTTCTTGGAAGGACTATTTAAGATCATGAAACTATTATTTGAAAGCTGGCGTAAATTTATTACTGAAGGCAGCAAGCTTGTTGACTGGGGTGATAATAATACACCTGCTGCTTTGAAAAAAGAAAAAGAAATTGAAGGTAAAAAAGTTAAACCCGAAGATGCTTTAACTGATCTGGAACTCAATACATTGAACAGGAACCATACTATCAAAGAATATCGTTATGGTCCTTTAAACCCAGATGATGAAAAAGGTTCCGAAGAGTTTTGGGAAGATAAAGCAGAAATGTGGGACACAACAGTTGAAGCTGCAAAATCATCCAGATGCGCTAATTGTGGAGCTTTTGATCAAAAGAAAAGCACCTTAGCAAAGATTGAGAAAGGTATCGGAGAAGAAGGTAAAACTATTGTAGAGAATGCCGATGTAGGATTCTGCGAGTTTTTCTGGTTTAAGTGTGCCGGCGCAAGAGTGTGTGATGCTTGGATTGGAGGCGGTCCAATAAAATGAAACTTCTACTTGAAAATTGGCGAGAGTATATAAATGAAGCCCACGGATTAAATACAACTTGGGATAATCTTCATATTGATGATGTTTTTAAGATCACAGGGAAAAGTTGTGGTGAGGGCAAAGATTGTATACCGTATACAACCGACGAGCTGCAATTAAAACTAAAAAACAAACCAATCGTTGATACACTAGATCCAGTTAGAGTAAGGGCGGCTAACCCTAAGCACCCATTAATTGTCGTAGTTAAAGGTGGAGAGTATCAGTATATTATGGACGGAAACCATCGTTTCGCAAACGCTGTAAAAACTGGTAAAGATGTAAAAGTTAAAGAATTAGATATTGAAGAATATAATGAATTGTTTGGAGTTCAAAATGAATCTTATATTTGAGAACTGGAACAAATTTCTAAACGAAGAAAAAGCCAGAACAGTAATTCTACATTATATAGAAGAAAACAATATACAACTTACCGAAGAGCAGATCCAAGAGGGCATGCCAAGTTGGGTTAAGAAGATGATAACTGCTGGCATGTTAATTACCACCGCCACCGGTGCAGTCGCTCCCAATCCTGCCATGGCAGATGAATGGGGTGATATGTTTGCTGCTGCTGCAGCTGAAAATCAAGCCGAAGCGCCTGATGAGGACGCATCCGCGGATATCGGCACGAAGGTTGCACCGGGCGTTTTTGATAAGATAAAGGATTCGATTCCGGAGGGTTCAAAAATCAACCTGAATAGTGATGCATTACCAAGTGCTGATTTAAGTCCAGAAGGTTTTGGCAATTCTTTATTAAACAGTCTACAAGATTTGTTGGCTAATAAGAATGTTGAAGTTTTAGACAAAGGAATCGGTTCGGGTGTTCCAGCCAATAATGCCGACGGTAACTTAACAGTATCTATAATGGATCAAGCAGACGGAGAATACACAATACAACTCAGTGGTGGAGGCGCCTTTGAGAATATTAATGTAATGTATAAAATAAAATAATGAAACTACTACTTGAAAATTGGCGAAAGTATATAACAGAGACAATCGGATTAGATGATAACCCCGACTTATCACAAGACGGTTTCCAGACCGCAAAGAAACCTATTCCGTTAGAATTTAGATATGCCGAAGCTGATGAAACTATTGACACCAAGGAAGGTCCTGTTGGCGCCAAAGCCGGCGATGCGATCATGACCGGCACTGAAGGTGAACAATGGCCGATCCCCGCAGAGAAATTTACAGAGACTTATGATGATTTAGGCGACGGAACAGCCGCAAAGAAAAACATTCCTGTTTTTGCTAAAGAAATGGCTGAACCTTTTCAAGTTAAAGTATCATGGTCGGATGATTTATTGCAAGGGGAAGCAGGGGATTATTTAGTTCAATACGGCGTTGGTGACTACGGCGTTGTCGGCAGAGAAATATTTGGGAAAACGTATAAATGATAACCATAGATTACATGAGGCGCAAACAAAAGCAACTGGAAAGGAAGTGGGCCAAAGAAGCCAAATTGGAGGCTGAGAAAGAGGCCCAGCGTGTTGCTGAAATAGAAGCTGAACTTCGCGAACAAGAAGAAATCACAGCGCAGAAAAGACTTCTTACGGAACAACGCGAAAATGATCGCCTTCGCCAGAAACACATACAAAGAAAACAAAAAACAGCAGAACAAAAATGGGATAAACAGTTTGAGACCTTGATGACCCAAATAAAGAATCAACGTCAAAAGGATGATAAACTTGAAGAAATAAGAATTATAATCCAAAATCGCGAACCCTCTCTTCAAAATCTAGATTGGGATAGTTGGCTAGCCGATCCTCTTAACCAAAGGCTGGCTGATTTAGACTTTGATCGCGCGGAAGAAATGTTTAAGCGCGATAATCTATTGGCGGCTCGGCGGAAGCCGACGCGTGGGAAATCGAGGAAAGTCATCCCCAAATATGCTTTAGTATTCTCCGGCGATAGGGCCGGCGCTACAGACTCATATGCAACAACTACTTTCAATCCTGATACTTACGAACTTTGGAATGGGTTTACTATTTCTTTTTGGGTCCGGCCAGACGAAAGAATGAATCAAACCTCGGTTATATTAGGTTCTAAGAACAATTCACCGCAGTCACGATTTAAATTCGGTATTCACTCAAATGGAAATATAAACGTGGGTATTGGAGGCACTAATGTTACTGGAATAAACAATCCAATGGAAATAGGTAAATGGTATAATTGGGTGATAACATATACTGGCGATGATAAAGGAGCAGGCGAAAGGAAAGTTAGAATGTGGATAAATAATGATCCAAGAATGACTAGCAATACCAATACTCGTTGGGCCAACCAAGCTGCAGCTAGGACAATATATTTTGGAGGTCGTAACACCGATGATTCATATACTCAAGGCTTTGCTTGTGCTCTTACTAATGTAGCTATTTATAATGTTTGTAAGGATTCTGATGGTTCCTTTGCTAATCAAGTATACAACAATGGAATTAGGTATAACTATGCAGGTGGTGATGATCTTGTGGGATATTGGAGATTTAATGAAGGAAGCGGGATTACAATTAAAGACACTTCCGGCAACGGTAATAACGGAACCTTTGGTGCTATTTCTGGAGATACAACAGCTTATCCAATTTGGGAGAAAATTTAAATGAGTAAATATATGAAAGACCCGGAGTATTTATTCTCTATACTTGCTGCGATAGTTAAAAAAAATGATGGCTTCTTAAGACTCACCGAAGAGGAAATATCAGCAGTTAACAAGAATGATATAATTGGTATGTATTTTGAACCTGAAACAAATTCAATAGTTTTTAAAAAGGTTGATCCAAAAGACGCATTAAATGCATCTAGTATAATTAAAGAAAGAAAAAACACTGATATATATGATAATTAAAACAGTGGAGGTTTGATTATGAGTGAAAATGGATGGGACACATATTCCAAATTAGTATTGCAACAATTAGAAACAATGGCTAATGGAATCGAGTCATTAAGATTGGAACTTCAAGATGTAAAAGGTCAATTAACTGAATTGAAGGCTAAAGAAGATCGAGTTCAAGACCTAAAAGTGTGGAAAGAGAAAATGGATGACATTGCTTCACCACCACAATTAAAGTCTGCTTTTGACGATATAGAAGAATTGAAAACATTTAAAACTAAAGCCATAGCAATTTTTATGGCTGTTCAAACAATGATGGGGCTTGCCATGGCTTGGTCAAAGATGTTTTAGAATGTCGGAAATTGAAAGACAAAAAGCTTTAATAAAACAAATAATAAAACAACTCTCCGGAGAAGTCGACGAAAAAGTAGAATTGGTACCTGAATATGGTATAGAAGGTAAAGGTTATATGTTTTGCTTTCAACCTTCTACAAAATCATTTGTAAAAATATATAAAAATCAAATTATTTATGTTTTAGGTGAATATGATAATGGAAATCGTTTATTAGTTTATACAACCTGTGGTAAAATAGTAGAAATTAATACTGATATTGTATACAAGGTGAATTTTAATTAATGTTGTTCTCGTTTAATAAATTTTGGAAAAGCCTCTTATTTCTGCTTTCGTCGTTGATGGTTTATACATTTATTGGATTTGAATTTACCGTTGTCACATTATTGTCACTAATTTATTGTTCTAATTTCAAAAACACAGAGACACATATATAATCTTTTATCTATATAAGGTGTGGGCAAACAAAAAAGAAAATATTACCGTTTTGACGGTGATCGTTCTGTTACTAGTAGATCTGTTTTAGTAAAATGGATCGAAGATGATACTATAAAAATCAGTAGACCAATAAAAGATTATAATAAAGCTTTAAATAAATGTCAAACATATTTAGAGAAAGGTATTTGTTCTTGGATGGTTTATTATAATGGATGAAAAAGGACCGTTTGGTTCCGGGATAGCAGAAGATTTTGAGATAGGTGATATTGTTGAGTGGTCGAAATGGGATACTGAATCAGAAGAATGGGTATCAAATTTTGGCATTTTAGTTTCAATCGATAATAAAGTGGTTGCTGACAGGGTAGTTTCGATATCAACAATTAAACCGTTTAATTCAAGTGATAATAAGTTAATTGAATTGTTTACTATCTATTTAAAACCAGTGATTGGAAATAGAAAAAACCTTTAATTACTAACTAATTAACTTATACTGGTTTAGTTATGCATGATATTCTCAAAGATTTAATTCGTAAATTTATGCCCTTTGCACAAAAACAAATTGGGTTTGATAAACCTCCAAGATTGTTTTTGAAAACAGACATTGAGAATGCAAAAAATCCTCTAGGAAAAACTGCTTTTTATGATCCGAATCAGAAAGCAGTAACGTTATATGTGTCTAATAGGCATACAAAAGATATACTTCGTTCCTTGGGTCATGAATTAGTTCATCATAAACAAAATTGTGATGGAGAATTCGATAATGATTATGACGCTAGCCCGGGTTACGCACAGGAAAATCCACATTTAAGAGATATGGAAAAAAAAGCAAATCGTGATGGAAGTATGTGTTTAAGAGATTTTGAGGATATGTTAAAGAAAGAAAACACTATTTACTACGAACATCTACAAAAAGGAGATTTAAAGATGTCTACAAAAGATTGGAAAAATGAAGAATTGAGAACTATACTTGCAGAAGCATGGGGATTTAAATTTAATACATTACAGGAGTTTGAAGAATTTGATGGAAAAGGCGAATTACAAGCAGAGAGTGAAGAAGAAGTTACCGAAGAAGCTGTTGAAGAAAGCACTGAGGAAACCGTTGAGGAATCCACCGAAGAGCCCGTGGAAGAATTAGCTCAAGCTAGTGCTTTGGACGAGGAAGAGAAAGTTGATGAAGGCGAAAAACATGATGAGGACAAAGTGGAAGAAGCCGCAGGCTGTGATGACAATGATAAAATGGAAGAAGGTGAAGACCACGATGATGATGACAAAATGGAAGAATCTGACTCCCAACAAGAGTTGAAGGAAGCAATTGCTGCTGTTCTTCGCAAACACTTACGAGGTTAATAATATGACTCGCAAGTATAAAAGTTGCACTTAAAAAAAGCAGAAACAAGTTTATATACAAACTTTTATTATTATATTCAAAAGAGGAACAATCAATGTCATTAGACAAAGCGTGGAAAGATTTCTTAACAGAGAGCGTAGATGAAAAATCTATCTTTACCTATATTCAGGGTCTCCAAGAAATTATTTCCAATCTAAAACCCAGAACACTAACTGAAAAACGTAGAATGCAGTTAGCTAGACAACATTTACGCGAAGTTAAGAGATTTGCACGCAAAATGCAAAATGACATTGGTGTTCTTCAAGAGAAATTAACAATTATCGAAGAATCTAATACTGAGGAACAATAATGGCTAAAGCTAACACTCACCTTACTCATTTGGAAGAGTTGGTCCTTACTCAGGGCCCAGATGGCTATAAAATGGCCAGAGCCTTCCTTCTGGAGCTTTTAAAAACTCTTAAGGGTAATACCGGCTCTAAGATTCAAACGTCCGTCAAATGGGACGGAGCGCCGGCTATCTTTGCTGGTATTAATCCGGACAACGGTAAATTCTTTGTTGGCACCAAATCCATATTTAATAAAGTTCCAAAAATTAATTATACAAAAGAAGATATTGTAAAGAATCATGGGCATGCACCGGGTCTTGTTGATAAACTCACCAAAGCATTGCAATATTTACCCGCACTAAACATCAAAAATATCCTCCAAGGTGATTTTATGTTTGATGATGGTATGATTAGCACCACTGAGATTGACGGTGAACCTCATTATAAATTTAAACCAAATACTATTGTTTATGCGGTACCGGTAAATTCTGAACTTGGAAAACAAATAGAACAAGCAAAATTTGGAATTGTTTTTCACACAACGTATAATAGCTTAGATAGTGGTGCTAGTTTTGGGGCTGATATATCAGGTCTTCGTAAAGCACCGGGTGTTTGGTTTGATGATGCTTTTTTTACAGATGACACAGGTGTAGTTACTTTAACTGATGAAGAAGAATCTGAGATTATTAGGTTAGTCAAAGAGGCTGACTCAGTGAACGAACAAATTAATTATGATGATTTACCATTTGCTTTTTTAAATATTTACATTAATAGTGAAATCAAGTCTGGTGGATTTTTGGAAAATCCTGACAAATCATATGAAGGATTTATAAATTGGTATTCTGAAAGAGTTCAAAAGAAAATAAATAAATTAAAAAGTGACAAAGGTAAGCAAAGAGCAACTCAAAATGCTCAACAAACTTTACAATCTTTTAATGAAAGAAAAGACGATATTCTTAATATCTTTAAAGTGAGTCGATTATTGTTTGAAGCAAAAAACATATTTATTCAAAAATACAATAATGCAGTTTACAATACAAAACATTTTGTTGATGATGGTTCTGGAGATTTGGTTGCTAGTAATCCAGAGGGCTACGTAGCAGTTGATCATAAAGGAAATGGTATCAAGTTTGTAGACCGCTTAGAATTTAGTAGAGCTAACTTTGCTATTGACAAAGGCGATAAATTTACCGGCGATATTAAGGAACAAGAAGATGAATTTGATATAGATGATGAAGATGATGATCCGGTCGTCGACGCCGATTACCCTAAAAAAGTAGCCGTTGTTCCGGGCGCATTCAAGCCACCTCATAAGGGGCATTTAGATATGGTCCGAAAGTATGCCAATATGGCAGATGAAGTTATAGTAATTATATCAAAACCTACCAAACAAGGAAGAACTTTACCAAACGGACGAGAGATTACCGCTGAAGATTCTCTTAAAATATGGAATATATTAGTTAGAGACTTACCAAATGTAGAAGTAAGAGTTTCAAAGAACCACGCTTCCCCAATTAACGCTGCATATGAATATGTTGGTGACGAAGGACCTCTAAATGTAGGTGATAGTGTTTTTCTTGGTTGTAGTTCTAAAGATTGCGACTGGAAAAGATGGGCCGGAGCGGAACAATATATTAAACAAGGTGTTGAGCTATTGTCACCTGAAGGCACAGCGGTCATACCATCGGAACATTCATCAGAATACAAAAAATTATTAATGGCTGAGAAAGAAAAAGGTTCTGATTTATACAATAATATGCCAAGTGTTAAGGCCGGCAAACCGCCCGGACAATTCCACGCTAGCGATCTTAGATTTGTATTAGTAGAAGCCGCTAAGAGCGATGTAGCTCGTAAAATGTTGGAAGACTTTGTGGGTGGAGAAAATGTTAATGTTATATTAGATATACTTGGATTAGAATCCATGTCAGAGATATCAACAGCCGGCATAGGGGGATATAGCGCCCCTTTGCGATATGGGTCGGATAATGACCCTGAAGATAAAAAGGAAACCAAGAAAGCAAACAAATATATGGATTTAAGTTTGATTGATGAAGTTATGGAACTAATTATGAAGAGAGGCATTACCCAATGAACCCTAGTGAAGAAAAAACCCTTAGAGATAATATAAGACTTGCGATTCGCGCTGTCAAACATAAACGTCAAAATATTGTAAATGAACAAGAAGAAAAGTTGCGAGAAGTCATCCGCGGATTTATGAAGCTTGAAGAAAACAATATTAATGAACGTGGAGGGGTACCGGATGTTGATCCAACACCCAACAAGTCAACTGGAATTAATGTTCTGGAACAGTTGTTGAAAAAAATAGTTCCAATATTAGAAGAGGACTATAAATCACTGACTACTAATGATTCACAAAGAGAATCATATCGCGCTCACATTATTAATGCTGTAGAAAACTCACTTACGCCAGCCATCATGAATAACGAAGCTGGTGAGGATGAAGAAGATTTAGAAGAGGTAATAGATATAGATGTTGGCAATAACCCTGATGATGATAAGTTTATTGATATTCGCACAGATGCCGAAAAATCAGCTGAAGATGCGGAAAAGGAAGAAAATCCGAGAGATTCGTTCGGAAAGGATGTCGAAGGTGACGAGACGGGGCGTAATATGGCATACGAATCATACAAAAAAATAGAAACAAATGTTATTGATTCTTATGAGTTGCTGTCAGATCCTGAAGATCAAGAATTATTTTATGATTACTTAATAGCAAATCTTAAGATGTATTTCAATAAATTTGAGGAAGAATTAGCGCCAGAAGTGCCCGAGCCGACCAATCAGGCATATAATATGGCTCAACAAGATAAAGATGTTCAAACACAAGAACCCGATGAAGGCGCGCCCTTAGAACTTGATATATAATTTTTTTTCAATTTTATCCTTGACAAAATATCAGATTAACGTTACACTTTGTTTGTGACAATCACTTCTCACTAATCACTAATCACATATAATTTATGACAGCCAATACATTATCAAGTATATCTACTATTAATAAATTAAAAGAACATAATAAGATTAATGATAGTATGTTAGTTTGTATTAATAGTTTAAAGTTAGAAGATTTGATTGCAATTAAATTAGAACTATCTTCTAAAAATATAAACAATAGATTATATGGTTTTGATTTATGGAGAAGAACATCTTATATTGTCAGAGATGGTTTGCTTAAGTATTCACTCTCAGTTGCTAAATCAAAAAAAGATGCAGCTAGATTTTTAGGCATTACATATGCTGAATATATGAAACACTTAAAAGATTTTAAAACAAGAGATTATTTTGAAAATGATTAAATTATTATTAATGCTGATGGCCTGTGGTCCTGCTGAATTAAAAACCACTAAATCTATTGATACTCAGTCTTCTGTGGTTATTATACCAGAAGAATTCGGTGTTAATGAAGCTCCCGACTGTGACCAAAAGAATTTAGGCTCTAGTGTTTGCAATATTTTCTTATACGACCAGTTTGGTTCAATATGGGAATTATATGAACACCGCGGTAAAGTTGTAGTTTTAAATTTTTCAACTAGTTGGTGTGGCCCATGTCAATCGGCTGGTATGTATACACAGGGCCTACATGATTATTATGGTGGAGAGGTTGAAATTGTTACCATTTTAGTAGACGGTTTTACTCACGGCATCCCTCCAACCGAAGATGAAATAACTAATTGGGTTGATAGTCATGGTATTACAACCGTACCAATTCTACAGGCTAGCCGCGAATATGTAGTAGATTCAGCTGGTTTAACTGGTTATTTAATATCAGGTTTTCCAATTTATATTTTTTTAGATAAAGATTTAATTATAAGAGACGCAAAAGTTGGCTTCAACGAAAACTTGATTAAACAAACAATTGATGGAGTATTGTAATGTGGAAAGTGTATAAGTATGATGGAAATTATATTCAAGGTGAATTAGTAAGTAAACACAGCACCGAAAATGCAGCATTGAAAGCCGCTAAAAAGAGTATTGGATATACTTTTTGCGAGAAGAAAAAAGCAAACAAAGAAATTCGAATTTGGCTTGACAGTATCAATTATACTCCACTTGGTATCATAGTCAAAAAATCACGGGGATGATATGGATTCGACAGGGTAAAGAAAAGGAATAGTGCAAGCAGGTTAGATACGACCTTAACAGTTCAAAAAAACTAGTTGCAAACAACAACAACCACTTCGAACAGCGCTTAGCAGCTTAGTAGGGAGGTCGAATAGAACCTTCTTTCCAATCTATTCAACACAACAGACAAGTTGTAAAAATTAAAAAAACTTATCGCAATAAGATGGTGAGCGGTATTTTATAACCATCTATCTTTGTCAGTTTATGATATAGAAACTGAATAAGCTTGTGAATGACTACAGTTGGAATTATTCTGGACGCGGGTTCGACTCCCGCCATCTCCACCATTTTAAATTTGAACTATTTATCTAAAAGGAATTAAAATGTTTGAATTTATAAAAAAGAAATTTGGATTTCATAAAAAAGAAATAGAATCTCATAGGGTTACCAACGATGGTTTAGAAAGATCACTTTGGGATATCAAAGATGTATATGATTTAGAAACTGAAGAAGTTGAAAAAGTTGTGTGTGAAAAAAGACTTTTTCAAGATTTAAGATCTAAAGGTTTTAAAAGCGACAATAATTAAATTGTTGTGGTTTCTAATATAGATATTATAGTTGTAGGAGATATAGTGCAAGAAGTGAACTATATAGCTTATTTTAATACTCCGATGAAACCTAGAGTGGGTATAGTATTAAAAATTTATGAAAGAAAGATAAACCCAACAATTACGTATTCACACAAGATTGCAAAAGTGTATTGGCTAAAGAATCACAAATTTGAAGCGGTGCCAGTATATCTATTAAAACATTACGAAGAAGATAATAACGGTAAACCCTATGAATGCGAAAAAATTTAAAATTGATGATATAGTTTATTATGAACCATATAAAAACGATGAAGATATAATATCAGAACTTTTAAAAAACATTTCTGAAAAATGTGTTATATTAAACATATATCACGATAAAAATGAATTTTATGATTATGAAATTTGCATTTTAAAAAATGGCGAATTTAAAAAAGTCAAAGAAAAAACTTTATTTAGTAAGGAGAAGTAATAATGACTGAAGATGATGAAAGAAAACCAACAGTTATGGTATCGGGCGGATTTGACCCAGTTCATGTTGGTCATATCAGAATGATTTTAGAAGCTTCACAATATGGCGATGTAATTGTGATTGCTAATACAGATGCTTGGTTGCATAGAAAAAAAGGGTTTGTTTTTATGGAATGGGACCGACGTGCTGAAATACTAAATGCTCTTAAAGGCGTTATATTAGTAGATTCTGTTAATGATAACGACGGTACCGTATGTGAAGCTATTAGAAGATTGAAACCAACATACTTTGCTAACGGCGGTGATAGAGGAAAGACAAATACACCAGAACAAAATGTATGTGAAGAATTGGGTGTTGAACTGCTTTGGGGTATTGGCGGTGATTATAAAGCTGATGCATCAAGTGACCTCGTTGATAGATTTAGAAAACACCGTGGTTCTGAAATGGAACAAAAAAATAATATTGGTAATAAACATTCTGAAAAATGAAAGAAATAAAAATTTTAAAATCTTCGTTCGATAAGAAAGGGTTTTGGAAAAAAGAATTAGCAGAAACCAGTATTTTGTCGGACACTAATTGCACAAACTTGTTTGACCAGAACGGTTATCATTTAACAGCTATTGAACAAGCTTACGCAGATATATCAAATTATAATTTAAGTTTACGAAGAGAGGACTGGGTTATTCACAAACCATGGATGAGTTGGGATAAAAACACCGGTGCTCATTTTAATCACTGTGAATTATTTGAACGAAAGGCTTTTTCCGGCAGAGCGCGCGAGCAATTGATAAAATATTCCGGAATCAACCCAATGCTTTGGAAAGTTATCAAGATGCAACCAAAGTGGGGAATTGATGTTAGTATAGATTATGTAGATCGTGCTGGTCGCGTGTTTGAGGTGTTTCATTATGAATGGGATGATTTTAATTATGAAACAGTGCAAGCGAAAAAACAACAAATTGAAAACTTTGTCCTTAGCAAAGATTGGGATGAAGAAGCAGAAAAACTTTGGGAACTTAGAAATGAGTGGATTAACTTAAACTTTTTTGAACAATCAGAATGGAAAACTGATTATTATGAACTTGAGCCCGAAAATTTTAAAAATATAATTTGGACAACTTCATAAACTGAGTTATATAATCACTAGTTAAAATATGAGGCATACAACAATAAACAACAACACTAAGACGCTAAAGCTTGATGTATCATATAGACCAATTGAGATTGTTGATGCAGTAGAAGCCTTAGTATTGTGTTTAATTGGCAAAGCTCAAGCAATTGAAAATTATAAAAATGAAATTAAATCTGTAAGTGATAGTTTTAAATTACCTGCGGTAATAGTGTTAAAAAGGTTTGTAAAATTTCATTTTAAAGTTGTTTCTGCACACCGTCGCGAAATTATCCTTAGAGATGAGAATAAGTGTCAATATTGTAATAAAGAATTTCCTACTGACAAATTAACTCTAGATCATATAATTCCAAAAAGCAAAGGCGGGCTTAATACTTGGCACAATTTAGTTGCAGCCTGTAAAAGATGCAATCAAAAAAAAGGTAATAGAACCCCTGAAGAGGCAAATATGAAACTTTTAAGAATACCTAAAAAACCAAAATATGATATACTGAGAACTGTTGGTAAAAATCAAATTTCTGAATTATGGAAAGATTATCTTTGGGGATGGAATGGAGATTAATAATAAACACAATGTGATATGTTATTTGTCCGAACTCGGTCATAACAATTTTGTATATCCAACCGAACATACCGCAATATTATCAGATGAGTGCAAATATGAAAAATTAAATTATTTATCTGGCACTGACAAAAAATTAGTTGCGATAAAGGTTAAAAATCAATGTTTACATCCAGTAACAATAAATTATCAAAGTATTAAACTAATGAATGATGAATATTCAATTGTATGGATTGAAAAGTGAAACTAGATCCTTACTCGTCTAAGGCTATTTACATAGATTTTGTTATTTACACATTGACAGGCGCCGTGCTATGTGTTATTTTAGATTATATTAATCACACATATATTGCCCCTTAGCTCAGTTGGTAGAGCAGGTGACTGTTA